TCCGCGCTCATGTCTAAAGTGCTACTAGGTAGTGGTCTAATCAGTTGCAAGGCATCGCTCATTATCTGCTCACTTATAGACGAGTTTTGACGGCCTCTACCGAACTTTGTCACCACTTCTAACTGAATCACAGCATCGTAAGAGAAGTTGTCGCTATTGCGGTCTACATCGTCTTGCGAGACACTTGTAACGACCATGTAAGGTTCTTGTGCGGTAGCAGGTACATCACCGTAGATAGGTATTGTAACAGCGTTATAAGACACGTTAGAGCCTATTGTAGATAACACATACTTCTTGGCGAAATGAACGACATACTTCATATCACAAAAATAGTTGATTATTTATTTGGAATTAAAGGTGTGTCTGTGTATTATTGTATATGGAGGTTGTAGAAATAAAAGAAATATTAAGAAGGGCAGGTGTTGAGGTTGACATACAAGGGCATGGGAAACACATAGCTTTATTTGAATCAGACTTTGAAAGAGTGGCAATAGAGGTAGTAAAAAGCTGCTCTATACCCTTTGTTGTAGATCAAAGCGAACAGTTAAAATGCGATTGTGGTGAAACTGAAAATGTTAAGAAAATCGCAATATGTGCTTGTTGTTACAATCCACATACAGGAGAGTGGTAGCATTTAAATTGCTACCAACGTTAAGTGCATGAATAGTTATCAGGTAATTAACGGTAACAATGATGCTGTAAGTGATGCTGATAATGAGGCTGTTAATAACGCTGTACGGTAACCTCTGGTAATTATTTATACACATTGTCGTAAAATCGTTTTAATGTTTTTTAGCGACTGTTGGAGGGCGTTTTAATGCCCTTATTTTTTTTATCTTTGTATCAATGAAGAAGCCAGAAATGACCATAGTAACAGAAACGGGTTCTGAACCTGTTAGCGTTGCAGAGGCAAAGGCAGTGGCCTTGATAGATACGGATGCGGACGATACCGAATTAGGGTATTTAATAACAACCGCTAGGAGAATGGTAGAGCGTTATATCAATAGCGACATTCTGCCAAAGCAAAGGAAGTATTATATGCCTTACGTTACTGACGGTGTATTGCTATTGCCTTACGCTCCCGTTGACACCTTAGACTCTGTTGTTGTTGGGTCAATTACTTACACTTCAGACCAGTACGATGTTTTTGGCACTACTAACTCACAAGTAGATTTTGGGTTTGATGCTCAAAACGTTACCGTTACCTACACTACTAGCGGGGCTACGCCTGACCAACAGGTTAAAGAGGCTATTAAAGCTGTGGTAGAATACCTTTACAACTCACAAGGTGTAATAGAAACAAACGACTTGCCTAAATCAATGCCTAGACATATCAAGAAAATGTTAATCGGCCAAAAGAACGTGTACTTTTAATGGCTAGGACTGCAAGACACACAAGGATGAGAGATGTGGTTTCTATTCAACGACCTACATCTAATAGCCAAGATCAATTTGGCGGAATCTCACAAGACGGTTATACGGAAGTAGCCTCTATACGCTGCTCTGCTACTCAGTTTAGTGGAGACACAAATTTTAGAGATTACAATAAAGACATTACTGAACAAGATTGGCAACTACTTGTTAGAAAGAAATCCTTACCATCCTTAGTTGGGGATGAAATATTTGTCTTAGAGACCCCTGCTTTAACGTTAAAGCTAACTAGCAAGGTGGAACAAGACATCAGAACCTTTAGGCTGCGAATGACAGCCATAGATTAACCCTTAACCCTTACATTATGAGTACAGAAGAAATGGCGTTGCTACACGCACAGATTGTTGGTCTTGAACAAAAACTAACAGGTAACATGATAGAAGATATGCCTTTAAGGGATAAGATACACAATCTTAGAATGACCCTAAACGGAGTTAAGCCGACAGGTAGTTCTATTGATTGCGTTGGGTGTGGGTCTTAAAAAAACCCCTACCGATTTCTCAGTAGAGGCGAGGAATAAAGAGAGAAAGGGTCTCTTATAAAAAACCCCTCACAAAGAGGGGCTTAGTAATTCTATAAATAAACTCTATTAAGGAGTCTCTAAGGCTGCAACACCAGTAGCGATACTAGAAGCCCACACGAAGCAGTTTCTATCGTTGTTCTTTACAACAACAGCGCCTCTCCACTCAGCAAGTAAAGTCTTGCGGTTAGTGGTGAAGTCATCTGCATCTGTACCAATCTCAAATCTCAACCCTTGTCTTTGAACAAGCATGGCTTTTGAGAAGTCCCCAACCAAACACTCATCAGCACCTATTAAGGTAGATGTAATGATAGGAGTACCGTCAATAGAAGCAGAACCTCCAATAAACTGCAATCTGTCCACATAACGTTTGTCAGTAGCAGACACCTTGATTGCTCTAAGCAAGTTCAAAGTCTTAGGGTTAACCATTACAGCTAAAGACTCAACTTCTTGCTCGGCTAACTCAATTTGAGTAATTGCAGAAACAATAAGATCAGCAACGTTAGCGTTGTCAACAGAATCTTCACCAAGACCAGCAGCAGCACTAAACGCAGTAGCAACAGTGGTAATACCTCTAAGGTTAGGGGCAGAACCGTTACCATCAAATGCACCTTCTTCAACTTTTCTAAGGATACGCTTTCTAAGATCACCGTTGATTAAGCCTTCTAATTCACCCCAATCTTCAAGCATCTCAGTAGTAGCCTTAACAAAAGCAGTAGTCTTAACAACTACTTCAGAACCTACCGCATAATCAATATCAAGTTGGCTCTTAGCAGCACCCTCAGCAGTTTGGCCAGCATCACCTTCACCAGCAACCTCGTAAACCCACTCTACTTTTTGTCTGTCCGTAGACATTGGAGACATTAAGTCTAATAGCCTTGGTTGCCTAGTGGCGATAAGGTTAACACCTGCCATTCTATCAGCCTGTGGGATATCACCCGTGATAGACGCAGAACGAGAAATCGGGCCGACAGCCTTCATGTCAATCTCGAAGGAAGCGTTACCGTTTCTGCTTTCTTTTACTTTATTGAAAACATCTTGGTTCTCTTTCAACACATCAACAATAGCTTCACCTAGAGACTTAGTTCCAACTTCAACCTTGTTTAAGTCTGCTTTCTTAGCAGCAACTTCCATTTCAGAGAGCCTTGTGTCTAAAGACTTAACAGCCTCTAACTTCTCTTCAACAGATTTTAATTTACCATCTAGGATTTCTCCTAATTTCTTCTCCGCAAACGCATTAATTCTTTCGTCTGCAATAGAACCTGCCTTCTCTTTTACTTCAGCAGCAAGTTCTTTCAACTTATTTTCGTCCATGATTTCTTTTTACAAAAACTTTAAAAATGATTTATAATCTACCTCAGTCTCTTCTTCTTTTCTCGGCAAAGTGTCTGTCATGGACGGCTTTGTGATAATTTCTTCAGTAAGAGTTTTTAAGGCAAGTAATTCTCCTTCGATAGCATAACCCATGTCATCGGTTATGTCATTCTTTCTAATAAACTTAGAGAGGTCGTCAAACCTCTTTAATAAGCTAATAGCAATATCTTCTTTAGTCATGCCCTTAGCCTCGTATGTTCTAGCTAGATCGTTAGCGGCAAGCGTAACAGCCGAAATCTCAAATAGCTTTACTTCATTTAAGAAGCTAACCCCTTGCTCTTTGTCTAGCTTAGAGTTGATAATCTGAATGCCAACACTATTCTCGTCTACAACACCATCCTTAATCAAAAAGAATTTATCCCTTGATGTGGCTGAGTTCATTGAGAATTTAGCAACAAAAGGCAACCCTGTTTCGTCTTCACCTATCTCGGTGAACTTGGCAATAGGGTTCTTGATGTCGTGCTGCCAACAATATTTCACACGATGACCGTTCTCCTTTAGAGTCTTTTTATAAGCACCCTTAACGATTACATCGCCATCTGAATCTTCATTACCGAAAATAGAGCCGTAACCTTTGATGATACCTTCGGTTTCGTCAATGTCACTTACTTCAATCGGTATGTTTTTATAGACCATCTTCATACGTTGCAAAAATAAATAGAAATAATCTTTGCGTTTTTGCGAGAATCTTTTATACCTTTACCTCATGTTTAAGAGATATACACTCGAAGCAATACAGGTTCATTGCCCTAAAAAGAATGGGTGGTCTGTGTTTAAGATAGACAGGCTAACAGGTAAGCGTAAGGAATACTTTACTAACCTAGAAGAGGGCGTTGCTAGAGATATAGTTAAAAGCCAAAGAAGCTAGTAATACCCCTAAAGAAACGTCTAGTCCTACTTAAAGGGACTACAACCATTCGGCAGCGGCAGTTAATGCTCTGCCCTGCTACATTACCTCCAAAGGCTTCAGGGTCGCTTGGAAACCTCATTTGTGTTCCCCCTACGTTAAATAGCGCATCGAATGGAATTGGTTTCCTTGCCCCTACCCTCACGTGGTCGGGTCTTACCCTCTCATCTCCTGCGGTCTCCCACCTCTTCATAAGATTCCTAGAGCCATTCATGGCGGTGGCTGTATAAGAAATAGATTCATTAGCAGCCGCATTAACCTCAGTCCTTACCGTTCGTAAAGTCATGGCATCAACGCTATTCTTCAAGTCATCGCTATCAAGAATCATGTCGGCAATTTGCTCGATGTTTTTGTCAGGGTTCTCTTTGCGGTAATTAGCAATTATACTAGCAGCCCTTCTTTGTGCTGTCTTCTTCATGGCTCCTGAAACCCTATTCACTCTGCTTTGAGCAACGCCTCTAAAGTGTATTCCGCTTAAAGTGTCGCTAGGCGGTATATCTCTTTCGCTTATAGAACCAAACAAGGTAGCCCACCATTGCTTGTATCTATCTCCCGTAGAAAGGTACGTGAAGATCAACGCCTCTTCTAGGGGTAGTTTGTCAAATATGGACTCTGTGATTTGCCCGTTACGCCCGTAATCCGATATGATGCGATTCATTAGGCTTTCGTATGCTTGTTGAAATTCAGGTAAAGATTCCCTTACCGATTCATCATGCTTACTGTCATACGTTGCATTAAACAGCCTCGTTATCTGAGCCTGAGACATTTTCGTTATTAGCTGCATTCGCCCCTCTTATTTGTGATAATTCCCCTTCTAAATCAGCAAGCCCTTGCATATCCATGTTTTCAATAGGCATGAGATTTACAGGCGCTAGGTAGGTGTTCATTAACGGCTGATTCTCGTCTTCCGCGTGGTTCATTATTCTTCTCTTCTCATTGCCAGTAATCCACCAAGACTTATAAAGCTGATCTACTAGCTTGTCAACCTCTTGCTGAAGTTCAGGAATAACAGTGAAGTCAAAGTCAAGATATAAGTTCTCCCCATAAGGTTGAACCAAGAACTGATTAAGAGACTCTCGTAAAGTAACTAGCTCAGGAATAATAGCATCTTGGAATAATTTAGTCTTTATCTCTCTTACGTTTGAACCTAGTGTAGACCCTTCGTGGCCTATCACCATTTCGTAAGGAACACCGTAAACAGAACACAAAGCCCTATCAGATAACTGCATTTGCTGAATCAACGCCAAGTCTTCCATAGACTGACTGAAATCAATCCAATCCATCGGAATGCCCGTAAAGGCTAGACCGCCCCTATTGCGCTTCATTTTGTTCTTAACCTTCTGCTCCATGGCCATAGCCTCAACCTCATCCAAGCTGTCGGCCTCTTTAGGGAACATTAGTCCTTTAGCAAACGCTCTTTCTAGTGCCTCTTTCCCTGTGTCAACCCCTTCGTTATTCATTTGAAGGTGTCTATAAGCTGCTCTTAAAGGTGACTGCCCGTATAAGTGCGAACCAGATTGGTCAAATTCTGGGTTAAAATCCGCTATGTGGCATATCTCGTCAGCATCAAACTCATACTTATCTTGAGGGTTGTACTGCATTCGATAACCTCTCACTTGCTCAGCAAACCCACCACTAATAATTTCCATGTGCTGAGATGGAAGTACGTGTAATTCTCGCACCCTGCCTGCACCGTCTTTAATGCCGTAGATGTATCTGTTCCCTGTGATCTTACCGTACCCAATTATGTTGGCTAATAGCTTATGATAGTCCGACCTCTTTAAGACATCTTCTACGGCAGTATCAGTCGCCTCAACGAACGATCTCGCCTTGATAGTCCTAGCATTAAACAACGCTTCTGGGCTTATTGTAGAGGACGTAAGGGCCTTGTAGTCTTTTAAAGCATTAGACTCCTTTACTTGGTAAACCTTAAACGGGATGGTCTTAGCGTTACGGATAATAGTGTTTATGATTGCATAAACGGTAGCGTTGGTTTGGTAGCCCTTGCTGATATAGGCTTGATCTCCCTCACCAGATGATTGAGTTAATGTATTCCCATCGTTTAAGTATGAGTAGACTCGTCTAGTGTATTCCTCGCTAGGAGTGTTTCTGATTTCTAAACTTTTCGATGCTTTTCTGCTTAACCAAGAAAAAGGATTCAAATTCATATTGCCCTAATTATCAAGCAAAGATAATATAAAAAAAGAGCCGACAACTTAATGACGACTCTCCAACAAACTAAACAAACATGAAACAATTATTTCTTAATCCCATTCGTGGGGGGTCTTATCTCTTTTTTCAACACAACACCTTAAAGCAAGTTCAACGTCACAATGGTAGTTAATCACTTCACCCTCTACAATCATGCAGGTATTTACCCCTAACTTTTCGTAGAAATCATCTCGGCTAACACTAGGGAAGTCTTTTAACAGTTCGTCAATCTCTTGATAAGTAAAGCCATGCTTAACCTTTGTCTTAAACCCGTAAACCTTTTCTCTTATCATTTCTTTAAAGTTAACACATCGCCCTTATTCCAATTCCTGTCGGTGGAGAACTCAACAAACTGAGCATACCACCTTCCGTCACTTCCCATTTCCCAATACTCTAGCGTGTACTTATACATCATATTGGTGGTGGGGTCAATCTCTTTCTTTAGTACAGTGAACAATGCGTGATTGTTCTTGATTGACAAGTAGTTCTGAAAGGTACACGAACTAAATAACAAAAGCAAGATTAAAACGAGTTTTTTCATTTCTTTATCAGTTTATAAAAATCTTCTTTCCACATTACTACAATATCTTTCTTTCTGCCAACCTTGTGAAACACTACATTAGTATTTTCTTCGTTAGGCATTTCATCTAAAACCTTTCTAAAATTAGGTTGATTAGAGTCATAGGCTTTTGCTTGGACATTGTAAGGTTCAGTAAACATCAAATCTACCTTTTCATCATCCCTGCGCTTGCTTTCTGCTCTGCTAGTGCAACACTTGGTAAAACCTAGTGCCTTGAACTCATTGCAGAGTTGTCTTTCGTAGCGGTGTCCTTTATCTCTTTGTTTGTTTGGCATGAGGCAATATTAAGCAAACAAAAAGACTTAAACAACAAAGAATCGTGGTTTTTTAGATAATCGCATGATTGAGATATACCTCATGCTATCGCAAAGGTGATTCCAAGCGTCTACGGGTGTCTTCTTGGTGTTTCCAAAGCTGTCTTTAGCCCAAGTATAATTTCTTAGTTCCTTTATAAGGTTAGTGCTTCTCTTTGTTACTTGGAAGCCTCCTAGTCCGTTAATAACATCAATTCCATAGCGAACAGAGTCAGCACCTTTTTTAGCGGCTTTTATGTTCCATCCATACCTTTTCAGTTCCTCTATTGACTTGGGTTCTGCTGAGTCAGCATAGATGGTTTTATCCTTCCTAACCTTCAACTCTTTGAACTTCTTGTTTAAATCGCTATTGGTCAACTCTGTTTCATACAACATTTCTTCAAATATGATCTTGCTATTGTATCGGTAGCAAGCAACTAAAGCAGCGGGGTCATTAGCAAACCCAAAGTCTAATCCATACCCTATAAGAGTCGCGTCCTTTGGTAGTTTAGCTATTCTCTTCCAATCTTCAAATACTGCTCCTTGAAGGTTTCCAACCTGACCATGAACATAGACTTTACACCAATTTCTCCAATAATCACTTGTTTC